GACTTTTCCATATTGGACTTTCCTGTCCAATATTTTGCATTTCTACGCTTAATGATAAGATCATCATCAGCAACGCAATATTTAATTGCACCAGCGTGTTTGTGAATGAGCAACCTAGTCTCTGCTAGTTGCGTCCAAGTGCCGACTAGCTTTTCTGGTATCTCAAGGTACTCACAGGGGTAGTTATATAAATGACGCTCGTTTGGGTCAACGACCATAACGACCCGTTCCTGTAATTCTTTAGGAAGATTATCAAACGTTATTTGATTATCACATCTACGTACCGTAGGTATATAAACTCTTTCAATCATAATTACATTATATCACATTATATCTCAAAAGTAAACTATAAAATTCCTGCTTCTACAAGTGCATTATAGTTTTGCATTTTTTCACGCTTAGGACCTTGAGGTGTTATTTTTGTTCTCACATGAATAAAACCTGCATTTTCCGGATTAGGTAAGAAAGAACATTGACACCAACGACGGTCTAGAATATATTTATGGGCAACTCTCATACCCGCTTTTTGTGCTAGAGTGTGAATGATACCCTCATCTTCAAAATGATAAAGCTTATTATAATTATTCATCCAGTCTTCACTGATACCACCAAGATGACTTCGAAGACTTTTTCTTGTTTTCAAATCAAATTTGTATATTGCACCACCCCAATAAGGAGCCATATAACTAGCAATATGTGGATATTGATTCGCAATCTTTTTGTGAAGCATCTGTTGGACTTCTGCATACAGTCCAATGCCTTCAAGTTCAAATACGTTGTCTGTCATGCCCTTAGGTGCAAACATATCAATGTCAACCATAAGCACTTGGTCATACTTATCGAACTCTTCATGAAGCATGTGTACCTTTTGACAAGGCGAAGTTAGATGTTCACGGAATGGTTTACCAGTTATTAATTTATAATCTGCTCCAACCATTTTAGCATACTCTTGAATATTTGCCATAGACAATTTATCAAGAGGTCTAAGTTCGCCGTCAAAATGTTGTAGAACGATATTACCCATCATTTGGCCAATTCGCATTTACAGGTAGATTCCATTCTGATACAGGACTGTTGACAATTTGCCATAAAGCTTCAGCTGGCCAGTCATCTGCAGTACGAAACATTACATGAACTAGCTTAGCATTATCACCTCTATTGTCGCCAATCTCAGCATTTGGATGAGAGCCTACTTTATGCATATAGCAGTTCCATTCGTTTGGCAAACGCTTTAATTTAAAGCCAGGTAAATGAATAAACGCTGAGAAATAATCTTGAAACAGTCTATAGAATTTAGGAAAGCCATTCATCTGATTAACATATTCTTGAAATGTTGGCCACTCAGCTTTCATCTTCGCTAGACCAGCCTTTGAGATAACGACAACACCTGTGTTAAACACTTCTGGTCGTTTCTTCTCATCAACAGGATAAACTACTCCCCAATTCTTTTTACATACTTCAGCCCATTTCTTATCAATATCGCTTGTGATACCACCTGATGCATAGATTGTTCTAAAGTATGGTTGCTTTGGTTCAGTGCAGATACCAGCATCTTCGCCATCAAGCAGATCAAACATACTGTCCGTCAATCCTTCTACTGGAAAAACATCAATGTCTACAAGAGCAACATTGTCGTATTCATCAAACGAAGCATCAATTAAAGGATTAGCTGGCTCATAGTAAATTGGCACATTAACAACTTTGCCTGCAATTGTGATATTGTGATCAAAACGATATTCTGCCCCAATAGATTTTGCATACTTTTTCATAAGAGTAGTACTTGCAATTACTCCAGGCTTCATAGGGCCTTGCCAGTACTGATATATTAAGTTAGACAAAATACATTTCTCCTTTGTTATAGATTTTCGGACTGTACTTAGTTATATATTCGTTAATACTTTCACCATTATATTGATCTCTCAACACCGAATATGAATTAGTCTCAGAACCTTCTAGAATAGGATTAGAATATTCATGCCATTTCGGAATGATGGTACAGTTTCTATCACCCAATAAGCTTAGTAAAGTCATCATTCTATATGTTGGTAAGCATGTAACATCAGTTACAAATACTGTTTTATTTTTTGCCCGCTTTATTAAGTTCTGTAAAAGATCGTTTTCAATTGATAAATTATTTGCACTAGGCAAAAGAATGTCTGATGCATTAATTATAAATTGGACTTCTCCATGCTTGTGAAAGAGAGGAAACCAAGCATGGAGAATCTTTTTAGTATCATTAATTGATACGTTGTTTACAATAAGTGTTACCATACTTTAGCCTCAACGACTGCAGAATGCAACGCTCTAATCTTACCAGGTGTGTCAATGCCATGAAAATCAACTATTGTGCTTTCACGATATCCACACTCTTTTACATTTTTAAATCCAAGTTCTTTTAGGGTATTCATAAGTTCATCTTTGCCCCAAACATAGAGATGTTCACCATGCTGATGTAAAAGACCTAAAGCGCATTGTTCTCTTTTACTACGGTGTTCATTTCCAGGAGGTGCAAAATTATGCTTAACAACATAGAATTGATGGTAGTGATGAACAAATTCATCTTCATCTGCAGTAAGAGGTTCGTCACTTACAAGCTTTTCTACAAACTCGTGTGGTGGCCAAACAGTACGAATAGTACCACCTGGCTTCAGAATGCGCTTCGCTTCTTTAAGAAAATTTATGCCTTGATATTTGTGCATGTGTTCGATAAAATGTTCTGAGTAAATTCCATCAAACTGATTATCAGCATATGGTGTAGGTAAATTTGTCAAGTCGAGGTTATCAACACCAGGTCTATCAGACATATTAACTACTGTCCAATTTAGTCCTCTTGCTCTATCTGCCGCAATTTCTAGGTATTGTCCCATATACTTAGCTCCGTATGTTCAAGTTTTGGCATGTTAAATTTAGTACGTGCAAGGAAATGATTAATCTTACCATCAGGCTGTTGTTTATCCCACTGATAAGGCATTCTATTCCAACTAGTATCAAGTTCTGTCACATTAAAAATAGGCTGTGACAGTTGTAGATTAACATACATTTGTTCTGTATAGCGAGTATGAATAACATAGTCATCAATTGATGTGAAGTTTTGTCTAGCTTTTATTCGACCCTCACGAGTCCATAGCTGTAGCCCACCATTCAAGTAACGGAATCTTTCATTTGGATAAAGAGAAGATTTAGGAAACATCCAATCATCACCAAATAACTTTTTACCGTAGGCGATAATACCACGCTGATGTATAGGCACATCCATAACGTTACGCATCCAGCCTGCTGGTCCGCGGGTGTGAACACCAAGTTCATGAACCATTGCAATGTCATCAATTTTTAAATTAAATATATTCTCACGGGTTGCTATAAGCATGTCCAGATCCATGGAAAGAATCATATCATACTTATCGAACTGCGGGTCAAAAACTATTTTTGTGGAATCAAGGCGTGGGTCGATATGCTTGAAGTACCGTGAATCGTCAAGCATATATTCTGCACCACAAATCTTAGCATACTCTTGAGCAGAACGCTTACCAGCATTTGCCCAGTCTGGCATATCTGTGCCACCTAAGTCTTTATCGCCCATCTCATATGGAATATAATATTGAAATACTAAATTATTCATATCACTCACTTACTTCAATTATATAGCACTTACTTAAATGTTAGTTTCTGATTACTTGTTGCAAAGTTTGTTTTTCTCATAACAGTTTTTGCAATCAATTCTAATTCTTTACCATTCCATTTTAAGACAAACGGCATATTAACATCAGTCTGCATATCAGTTAGTACAGCTTCAGCATCAGGTCCAAGTGAAGCAATCTTCTTACCGTACTTCTTAAAAGATTGTTTGAACATTCTTACAAGTTCTGATACGGTAATATCTTTTTTGTTTCTGGCATCATTAACTCTATCTAAAAAATGGCGAGTAAACTCCACATCAATGCCTACTGCTTTGTATAATCTATCAGCGTATTTTTCAACACCATCCAAGTCTTGCTTAGTAACAGTCTTCTCATTTAAATATTCTAGAAAGGTACTCATTTTTTACCTGCTGATGATTTACCTTTTACAGCATCGGCACCAAAAAATGCCGCAACTAAAACTGATATGGACACAAAATACGTAGGAGCAATATCACTAATCAATTGAGCGGCTTTATCTTGTCCAGCCAATGTTGTGATTAAAATAATTGCTGGATAAAGCAACATACCAAATAATGCAAACCAAGTCATTTTTCTCATAGCGTCTCTTTGTGCATCCGCATCTTCAAGTTCTTTACGTTTGAACTCCATATGCATTTCAAGTTCTTGGGCAGTAATATGCCCATCACCATCACTATCTGCTTCTTCTAATCCATCAATAGTTTTCCGTGCTTGTCTGATCTCTTCCGACATTCTTATGCTCCGCTATAAGTAATTTGGCAATTTCCATTGCCCTCTCATAACCAAAGCGTAAACGATTAGATTTATAACCATTGTTTACGAACCACTCTAGTGTATTTATACTAGAACCATTCCCACAAGACCTAGAAAAAGCTGTTGCAAGCTCCTCATATTCAGTTCTTAAATTACAAATTGTCATATGATTCATGCAAGAGCCTTTTCTATTTCGGGAAAGAGATATTCATCAATGTCGTCTTCGTTACATTGAAAGCGAATAGCAATACCACCAGCGGCGTTCCACTTAGCGATATTCTGTGGTTTATCATCAATAAGAATATTTTGACCACGATCTAGTTTACTCATAGCCCACTTTTCTTTATTGCTAGTGAAGACCATGTTCTCAATAAGTGGTGGAACAAAATCATGCCGTTGAAGCCAAACTCGCTTCCAGTATGCAGAATTCATCGTATCTCCACGCAACGGTGAAGAACAGATTCCCCAATCACCACCAGAAACTCTTTCTACAAATTTTATAATTCGCCGGGAATCATTACCAAAGGTTTCTAGTGTATTAAAGAAATCTGTATTTGCAATCTTTGCAAAGGCAATCTCTCGATCTTGGATTGATTTCCAATGGTCAACTCCAGAAGCTTTGGCAAAGCCACCAAAGAAGTCTGCAATCACTCCATCCATATCCAAAAATATCGTCATATAATCTCTCTTTCTTTTTATTTTATATACAAATTATAACACAGATTTGTTATAATGTCAAGCACAAGTTAGCTCTCTATCTAAAGTATCGTAGTACTCCATGAACTTTTGAAGTGTTGGTGATAAAGGCGTGAAGCCAACGTTAGCAACAGCAAAGTAATCACCGTCCATATTTTCTACAATGTCTCCTACGCCTAGGCTTCTACACCTAGCATGCTTTGTAATGCGATCTTCGGGACCAATATTACAAACTTCGTAGACATGTTCCAAGTCATCTGCTACAACGCTTGAAACGTGGCTGTAACATCGATTTTCTACTCCAAGCTTTACTTGACCGGTATGAATGGCTGCCATATAAGCCATGGCTTTGGGGTGGCATTCCCAGCCTTCTTTATTGATAAGATCCGCAAGGGCTTCATCAAGAATGATTTGGTGAACTCTGAAAATTTGTGGCATAGGAAACTCCTCTTTCTCTATTGTCTTTATATCCTAGCACACTTTTAGGTAAATGTCAACCATTATTTTCAATTAAAATGAATTATTTTTCAATTAATGTCCAAATAGTTTTCGCCTATCGTATTCTTTTTTGGTATCGATAAGAAGATTGATGTGATTATCCCTATGCTCTTTGAATACTTGAGCCTCGTTATCATCAACATCCATAATTACCACAGTATTAGTGATTGGTCTACCTGTACGTTCTTCCCACATCACAGCATAGCCTGCCATCTGTGCAAAGTAGCTAGAAATCCAATCTTTCTTCTTAACACGCTTTGATGTTTTGAAATCTATAATAGATGGAACACCATCGAACTCAGCCACACAATCAACCCGACCAGCGAGTCCAAGATGAGCAGAATAAAGAGGTACCTCAAGACCGAATATTTTACCAAGTCTTTCATCAAGAATTGAACGAACATTATTGAGGCTTTGTTTAATGTGCGGCATAAATTTTTCAGTCGTTTCATTATTCAAATAACTTTCTATAATCTCATGAACGGCAGTACCTCGACCAGATGCTTTGGTACTAATTTTATTGGCTTCTTCTTCACCCACACGTTTTCTCCAAGCACGTATAGAATCTTCACCTAAAATACTTAGTACTGTTGTAATGCTAGGATACTTAGTACCATCAGGAGTAGAATAAGTCCGACCAGTTGGCTGTGTATCCGCAACCAAGTCACTATATCCAAGATTAACAGTTTCATGTACAAAGGTAACATTATTCATGTTCTCCACCATTGCCTCGACCAAGACCTCCAAAGTATGTTGGTCTACGTCTCGCAGTTTCAAATGTGCCGACTGTCAATACAACACCAGCAATAAACAAAGCATGGGCTACGGCACTCACACCGAATACTGTAATAGAACCTACACTCATACTAAAGATAATACACCACATCCATGCTAGACCTTGCATTACGACATGGCGTACGCCTAAGTCTGGAATATTACTAAGTGGATTCATATTGTGATCCATAATTGTATTCCAAGCATTTACTATAAATGTTCTCATTGGATAAACTCCCTTTTCAAATGTTACCTTTAGTGGATAATTTGCATCCACTATGTCCTTAAACTCAATCGCATCATATACATTATGAAATATTTCTACTACTTTATGATTCTTGAAATAACCGCTAACACGATACATTATTTATACCCCAACATTTCCTTTGCCATAATATAATCTCTAAGAAAATCTGAACGAACAATATCTTGCCATCCAAATTGGATGGTACTGAAATTCTTAAGGTGTTCAACAATTCTAAGAAACTTTTGTATTCCTTCTCGTTCAAATCCATCTTTAAAATCTGACTGGTTATAATCACCGCTAAAGATAATACGACAATTTTCACCAACACGAGTGATAACAGAATCTAATTCGTGAAAATTTAAGTTCTGCATCTCATCGACAATTATAATAGCGTTGTCAATTGTCATACCTCTAATAAAAGAAGTAGACATAAACTGAATTTGCTTAGACGTAGTAAGACGGTTGTATCCTGCATTATCACCTAAAAGCTGAGTTATAATTCCCTGATACGCGACTTCATATGGAGCTATTTTTTCTGCAAGACTTCCAGGCAAATATCCAATATCTCTTGTAGGAACTATAGAACGAAACAAAACAATATTATCATACGGAGTCGTTTTTTCTAATATTGTTTCAAGAGCAAGATACAGGGCAATAAACGTTTTACCAGTACCAGCACTACCAGCTAATACAAGATTTTCGCCTTCATCCCAACAATCATATGCCCTTTTTTGATTTTCAGTGATAGGCTCATGTGTGATTAGATCGCTGAGGGTTGCTTTTGATTTACTACTCATAGTTTAATTGTGTTATTTCTGCCAGAGGCTTTTTTGATTCTACCCAGATGTTCTTTCCATCCATCACTAGTGTTAGAATTGGCATGTGACTGAGTACTAGATACGAAACCCGGAGTTGATAATACTTTGATTAAATTTGGTTGAGAATCAATCATTTGTTGCAATTCCTCATAAGAACAATTTACATCATGTTCTTCCTGAGTTTTAATGTCTTTCAATGTGTAGGTGGGCATCTTTTCGAATTTCTTCCTTTATAGCAGTAACACGTTTTGTCATCCAACCAATTGCTGTACTAATATGTCCAGTATCTTGTGGTAGTAAGCATGATTTAGCATAAGCGATTTCATTCTCAATAATATCTATCTGATCTAATTTATCCATTACATTCTTCCTTGCCTGCACAGTGTTTAGGATAACATTGGGTCTTCATCATGTAGTATTCATTTTCATATGTGGCAGCCCATTTGTCATCTTGAATTATATATAGACATTGCTTTTCAGTCATTGGTTCTTGAAGTACGATTTGATTTCCAATATACTCCCACTCTGTACCAGTATTACCCCACATAGATACTACTAGTAAGAAAACTTTATCCATTACATTTCTCCATAAACCAGCTTGGAATGTTACGATTAGTCCATGCCATTTTAAATCTAGCTTGTTTTGTCTTATAGTATGACCGATAAGATTTTACAGCATCACTAAACATACATTCTGGATTAGACCCCATAGCAAGAGCGAACGGTGTTAGAGGTCCATTTTTAATATTACGCGGCAAAGCCCATAATGGAGATCTTAGAAGTGAATCTGTCTTATGTGTTTTACCATATCTGTATGTATATTCATCACAAAGGGCAATAAAATGCTCATAATGCCAACGATAATTACCACTAGATAAAGTAGTCCAAACAGTACAGGGATGACCCATGTGAACAGCTTTGTAGTATAGAATTTCAGCCTCTAGGTCATCAGCACCTTCGAATAGGCACCAGTACTTGACCATACGCTTGCCAGACTTAGATGGCTTAAGCATGAGTTTACCGTCCAGCACTCTATGTGCAGTGGACAACATTTGCGCTGATTCTACAATCATTTTTACAACATGTTTGTCGCACTGCATTTGAGCCGCAGTAACTGGATCTTCTGATAAAATAAATATATTCATAATCTGGATACTAACCTCGCATCAAAGTCATCTATTGTTTTCATAATATTATTATACTAAAATTTTGATTAGTTGTCAACCATTATTTATATGATTTAGGTAGATAGTTGGACTCCAGTCGATTTTAACGTTCTCACCATAAAGTCTCTTTTCTTAAGAATGTTTTTAGCTTCCATTTTTTTACCTTTAGCAATAAGCTTACTAGCATATACTTCTAGTTCATTTAGGTCGTTCTTAAGTCTTTCGATTTGAGATATTGGCATCGGAGTTCCTTTAAACAAAAACGAGTATGCGCCGTAGCACACACCCGCAAGTGAAGTAAAATGTGGATGATAATTAGTCTCGCAATAGACCAGGAAATGCCTCCTGTACTACAGTTCGACTAATCGACTTTGGTGGTTTCTTATTAATCATATTAACAAGAACCTTTGCTTCTTCGGGATGTACACCTTCAAGTATACCAAGGAATATTTTTTCCCTTTTATATGCAGGCAAAGAATCACACTCTTTGATTCCTTTTACGAAATATTTAAATTTTGTATTCTCACGTAAAAGACTAGATGGATGATTATTTGGTCCTGATGCTTCGTATGGTACATCACCTTTCGGTAAGTTCCATACAACTTTGCTGTCGAATGTTCCTCTCAAAATATCTTTGAGAGCCCAAGATTCGTGCTGTTTTAGAGTACGAGCCTTATCTTCTTTTTTCTTCTGTTTTGCGGCTTCTTGCAAAACTTCAAATACATATTTTAACATCTTATAAGAATTCCTCAACTGATTCAATTAACTGCTTCATATTTTTATTTATAAGAAATGGAAGCACCAGACTTCTATTTGAAGCAGGTTTTTGTGCTTGATACTCATTTATTATTTTAGACTTGAGATGGTCTGGAGTATAGCTGAGATCTATGAGCGTTTGATTACGTTGAAAGTTACGATACCATGTGTCGTAGATAACCGCGTCATGCTCTAGCTTTTGAATAATACCCTCAAGTTTTTTCTTAGTTACAGGAGTTTGGCGAATACCTTCTACAAACACATTATCATCTGATAACACATTCGGCACACCGTCACCAGCATCACCCTTAATAATCTTTTCACGAAGATTTACTTTAGGTGATGCATCAACTACATCTTTTTTAAGAAGTGGTGAAAACTGGCTTACATTTTTATATACTTGAAGTTGCTTGAAGTCACCGTCAGCGGAAACAATCTTTACGTTTTCATACTGACCAAATGTTTGGGTGTTGGCAACAAGTGTACCAATAATATCATCTGCTTCACATCCTTCAATTTCAATGACTTTATACGGAAAGTTTTCGCGTATCTCACTGCGAACTTTGTTTAGAATGTCGAATGCTTTATTCCAGTCGATATCAGATTGAGTACGTCCTTTTCTGCGACCAGCTTTATATTGTGGGAAATACTCGCGGCGCCAGTTATTTCTGGAATCGCAACATAGAATCATCTCACCATATTCTTTTCTAAATTTTAAGTTATACATTCTGAGTGAATTCAGAATCATGTGACGAATCATTTCTTCATCAATCACTTTATTAATAACGACAGTTGCAATTGCTATGCCGTTGAAATCTACTAAAATCATTTAACTACCTCAAAGTCTGGGTCATCACCACTGAGGGCAATCCAACGACTGCCCGCTAGTAAGTTTGGTTGGGCACAATTAAGCCAAGCGAATGGTCCAATGCATTCACGGTGTGCCGTTGTAGCAATATGTGGACGAATATCAACTATGGTGAATGAATCACCAAATTGATTGATACGGTTTTTACCGTGTCGAGATCTACCTTTAAGTTTTACACTATTACCTATCATTATCTATATTACTCCACGCGGTCATGAATGGGTACGGCACCATAGAAAATAGAACCTAGCATTTGTTCTATCTTTTCAGAGAAGCGACTGTCTGATGTGGCGCCGTAATGACCACCAAACATAGTCCAAGACTTCTTTTCAATCTCGGCAGTAGGAACAATATTGACAATCGTTCTAGAGCCAATCTTACGAGAAACCAAT